CCGAACATATCCAGATACACGTCAAGCGCACTATCAACAGTCTCATATAGACCACGTGTGGATTGCACGACATCGATCAACGAATCGGCGAGCAGCTGCGGTGCTTGTACAAGTGCGACAACGTCTGCCTGATAGCTGTTAATGCTGGCATTGAATTGGTTTATCTTGCTGGTGACAACGGGAACAACAGACACAACATCGCGTGCCGTGGTGAAAAACTCTGACAGCGTGTCGGTTGCTGAGCGAAGGTTTATGCCATCCGATACCTCGAAGCCACCTACGATGTCATCGGACACCTGCGTAGTAGCCACATTGACGGCTTTGTTAATGTTCGACAGCGAGTTAACGTCTGGCTGTGGTATGACGTTTTTGTTATCGACTTCAAACGTCAGGTTGAACGTGCATACGCCGAGATTGGTTGTGTCCTCATCGAACGTATACGGCATTGCCACCAGTTGCAGGTCTACGCTGAAAAACGGATGGGATAGCGTGCCGACGCCGCCACGGTCAAGCGCGGTTATGAGCCTGTCACGGTTATTGAAATACGATTGCGGATCCAGCTGGCCGTCTGCATAGTCGGTAACAGTAGTGACAACAAGCGAGAACGTTTTTGGCTTGAATCCTAAGTCCTCGATTGCCTGCTTTGATGAGTTCGGGAATTCATGCTTTATCGTTTTACGACCGCCAGAAGTCGAAGCCGATACAACCAGAAAGCTGGCACCGTTAAACGCGCCTGAACGGAGTAGCGAGTCAATTGTCATGCCATCGCCTTTCCACGGTTCATAGTGAAGCCTTGGGTTGAGCTTGCAGCGGATACGGTGGCTTTTGTGCCTTTGTCAGATTTAACGTTTACATCGATGTTGCCATTAACCGTATTCTGATTTTTCGTTATGGCTTCCTGTGTCAGCTTGTGCTCTGAGCTATCAGGCATCCACGACTTGAAAGTAGCCTTGACTTTTTCCCAGTTCTTGATCAGTTGCACAATGCCGTATATTACGGCGGCAATGGCAATGGCTATGCCAGTGATAAATAGCCCGGCAGGGTTAGTGGTTAAAAACAACATAGCGCGCCCAACGACACCCAGAGCGCCGGATAGCGCAAGGAATCCAGTGATCAGCACCGGCAATGCCGTGGTGATAGCACCCATCGTGAACAGCAGCGGCACACTGACAGCCATAAGGATCAGGATTGCGCCGGCAACGCCTTTGATTACCGGGTGCGAGTTTGATAGCGCCATCATCAGTCTGGTAATGCCGTGAATAAGCGGAACCAGTACGGGAGCGATAATAGATCCCATTGATTCGGCCATGTTTTTGAATTCGAGGCTCATCTTCTGCATGGGCTGCGTGTCGGCTATAACCTTTGCCTGGCCTTTGAACTTACCTTCCAGTAGGTCGAGTATTTTTGCCTGTGCAAGACCTTTCTGCCCTGATTTCTCAAGCGTTTTAATGTAATTTTCTTGCTGTGCGGTAAGAACAATACCAGCCTTTTTCAATGCCATCATGCCAACGGACGGACGCGACAGCGCCTTGCCAACCAGTAGCGATGCCGAGCCGAGATCCATTTCCATTGCCGCCGCCATGTCGACAACGGCTTGCTGGCCACGTGATAGCGTCGTGCCGGTAATGTTTCCGAATGTCAGCATCCGGTTCGTTACCTGATTCAATATGTCATCGGCCTCATACAGAGACCCCATGCTCATCTTATCGGCGGCATCCTGTAACTGTCTGGATGTGAACCCGGCGCGATTGCCGGTATTGGCAAGCGTCTTTGATACCTTGGCGATCGCCTTTTCCTGATCTGTCCACTCCTTGAAGCCAATAGCAAGGAATCCAGTAGCTGCAGCCGAATACCATTTCAAGTCGCCAGCCAGCGATTTCATTCTGCCGCCAGCAAGGCGCATCTTGTCAAATGTGGTGCTGGTTTTGGCAACCTCTGCCTGTAATGATTTTACTTTCCGCTCAGCGGCCTCGCTCGATTTCTCAAACGACGCCAGAACCTTCGAAAATTTATCCGAGGCAATGAAGTTGTATACAGAATTAAAATTAGCCACTTTTACTCGCCGCGTTTAGTTTGTTCGCCAGGTGTTCAGCGTCTTTGATCAAATCGTAGGCGTATGTGATTGGCAGAACGTCGTGATACTGAATGAAGTCAACACTGCCGCCTATGAACTTGCATGCTGCCAATAACGCCCTCCTGAACTCGACAGGCGAGTCAGGCATCAGGAAGGCATAATAAAATTTGCGAGGTATTGACCAAGCATTGCGTCTACGTCGTCAAGGGTTATCTTTTCAAATAATGATCGCGTTAAGTCTTTCTCGCCCTCAACGCTGCATGCACCCTCTATCAATAACTGCGCAAACTCGCCAAGCACGCGATTGATATCAACTCCAGGAGCCGCATAGATTGCCAATGCCAGAGCGTCGCCTGCGTCTTTAATGTCATCTTCCGTCAGCTTGGCATCAGGCTTGGCTGTAGCGTTGGCATCCGGAGCAGACTTAGGCTTTTGGGATTCCATCCACTGAAACGCAATCATTAATTGCTGTTTCAATAATGCGCGATGGTAGATGTTTTTACCGGATGGCGCCTTCAGGATTAATTTATAGCCGTCAATCTGACCGCCGTCACCAGCGTATTTAATAGGCGACTTAAGACAGTATTCTATCTCTGATTTTTGCATGGCGTACTACACTCCGTTATTAAACGAGGGGAGCACCTTGGAATTCTAACTCTACTTTGCCGTCATCTGACAGCGTGATTTCAGGGTCATTAACCATAGTGCCTTGCGACATAGTGAGATTCACAGATCCCAATTCGATGACATTGCCGCCACCGTTTGACTGCCACAATTCTTTAAGCGCGATTGCCTGCTCTGTTGAGTAGACAGAAAACTTAACCATACCTTTTTTTGTTTCGACATTGGTAGACGTAACAACAGATACGAGACCGTTGCCGGCACTCTGAACCTTAACAGACTGCTCGCCCTTGCCTGACTTGTACGAAACAGAGTTAGGCACAACGTTAACAGTGATGTCATTAACAACTACCGAGGGGTCGCTAATTTGTTCATATTGTTCAGCCATGATTGCCTCTGTGATTATTCAAATGTTGCGATTGACAGCTCAATCGTGTACAGGATATTGCGTAACTGGGTAACGATTGGCAGCACCATCGTAATGGTTGCAGTCGTGTCGTTAGTCAGCGTGATGACAAGGTTCTCGTCGTAGTATTCCAGTGCATCCTGTCCGGTTGACAGCGTGCCGGTAACTACCAGCGCATCGTCTGCCAGCTCTTTGTAAAGCTTCTTGCTGAACCGACGAATGCTATCTTCGTTCGCCATCGCACGACCAGGTATAACAGCGCCCTGCGTCAAGCGATGCTGGTTAAAGCGTGCGCGATAGTTGTTGAAATAAAACTCACGGCACTCGCGTCCGGTGTCGTCATATTCCTCATACTTGAATGTGTTGTCAGGGTTAGCGGCAGCATCTGTTTTGTAAGTAGTAACCTGTTCGCCCATCAGAGCGTCGGTGTTATTCAGGTTGTTGCCCCAAACGGAAATGCCGGCAGTAACAAGGTCCTCAATCTCATCCTCAGTAAAACCGTCGCCAGCCTCAACCAAAGGCATATAGGCAAGCGGTGTGTTGAAGTACGGAAGCGATGCGATAGCCTTACCGCCGAAACGGTCAAGCGAACCCATATTGGCAATGACAAGCGATGCGATATTGGCGCCATCAGTCAGGCGTAATGCGCGGATACCTGAATCCTGGGCGGCTTTACCGTAGCCAAGTTCAAGCATTGCCGGGCCCTTGTATGATGTTTCGGCCACTTTAAGGTCACCGATAATCTTAAGATTTTTGTCGTTGTGCGTGTTGCCCAATGTTTCAAGGTTTGCGAACGTGTCGTGTGTGGCAACGTTAGCGCGGCCATCAAGGATGCGGCCCGAATAGTTAAAGCGCGGATCAATGAATGATTTAACAGTAGTAAGGTCTGCGACATATGGCCATACGATGTTCTGGTAGCGGATGCCTTCGACTACATCGAACAGGCCTGTAAATGATGGGTCAGTAGCACCGGATGACATCACGGTCACGCTATGGGTAAGACCGGCTACAGTTCCTTCGATGCGCAGGCCGATAGAATTGCCAACAGTGCCGTCGTTCGCCGCTGTAATAGCGACAGTGCCGGTAGTGTTCGCGGCAGTAACGGGGACTTGCGTATCGGCTGTAATAGCCGCTTCGATTGCATCGCCGACATCAGTAGCAGTATCACCACTTGCAACGGCGATTTCATATTGGTGATCAAGCGCAGAGCCAATAGTAACGGTAAGCGTACCGGCTTCAGTAGCTGTACCAGAAACCGCGACAGCGCCTGTAGCTGCAACGCCTGAGCCATTATCGGCAAGCGATATAACATCAATCTGCGTTACTGAATTTACTTTGCGGATGTTGCGAATAATTCCGGCAACCATTGAGCGAGCGCCGAACAGTGTATTAACTACTAGGTTGTTATTTTGTACGTTCTCAACCAGAGCGCCGGCAGTAGCAGTACCGCTGATTTTTTGTCCGACTACAAGTATTTTTTGCGGCTGGTTTTCAATCGTGGTAAACGCATTAGTCAGCGTTCCCTGTACATTTGGCTGGTTAATTTGCGACTGACTTGCCATTTACTTTATCCTCTTTGAATTTTTTAGCAGGAACGATGCGCAGGCATCCGTCAATTTCAGAATCTTTCAATCTGCGACGCAAAAAACGGTCGAGAATTACGCCATCTGAATCAGTCTCTACGCTGATAATTTTGCCAGCAATCGGGAATCTTCCCATCGGCTTTAAAATTTCAATATCAACAAATGGCATTGGATTACCTATATTTACTTTCCGCATTTTAACAACGCGCATATATATAACGTAGTGCCAAAAGTGGCACACCTATACGATAGGCTCGTCATCCAAGTCAACGTAACCGAGAATATAGTCAAGCGATGTATGCTCGTCCTCGTTAACACCAAGCCCGGTGATGCTGAAATTGATATCTCTGAATGCGTGGTCGTCAGACTCAATAGACGTATCTTGATTCGTGATGTTCGATACCTGTTGAAAGTTGAAAACATGCACGTAGTACGCGCCGCTGTATTCCCACAGTCCGTCGCCGTTATAGGTTGCCAGGCCTTTGCCTTGTGCCGATAAGTCAGAACTAAACTGCGCACCGAGTACCGATTGCAATATCGGGAGCCGTTCATTGATCGCATTGTCACGGGCTATGATGCCACCTACTGCAGCGGCGCTTGCACCCTTGTTTGGCACGAACAGATACAGCGAGAAGCCCTCGACTATCTGGTGAAAGAAGTCAGACTGTCTGCCACGCTGTACGTTTGCGTCGTTCACGCCCTGTCTGTCCTTGCTTGGTATCGTTGCCTCTGGAACTACGAACAGCCAATACTTACTGTCTGCCGATTGCTTTGTATATGCCGCCAATGCAGTGGCGTAGTCGATAGCGCCAGATATGCGATGACCGCTGGATACTGTGGCGCCAGTTAATACGTTCGGGTTAGCTGGCGTCCCGGTAATAGCGAACGTGAAAGACGTGGTAGTAGGAGCTGTTGCAACGGCTTTAAGACCGTTATATCCGCTGATAAACGTTTCCTGCAAGAAGTCTCCTGCCGCAGGTGTTGCCGTGCCTTTATCGATCGTAAACGAACGCCGATTCTCTACGGAAACCACGTTGAATTCCTCGTCAAATAACGCGCCGGTTATGCGTGCGGTTACGTCGATATTCTCGCGCCGATTATATGTAAGGTCGTGGTCAGTAACAGTCTCGATAGTAAGTGTGGTGCCGTTGTCATAAATTGAGTCAATCTCGACCGGCACATATACGCCGACAATGTTAGCGCCATTTCCTGCCGACAGGCCGTGCGCTGTGGATGTGTTAACAGTCACAACAGCGCCGGTACGCGATATGGAAGATATGCTCACGGTGTTAGTGTACTTGGTTGATCGGCGTGGCAGTTGAGCCCACAGCTGCGCGATGATGTCTTTGACTAGCATATTATTTGCCTTGTATCAAGTTGATTTCATGTCCAACGGCTTCCTGCATCATTGGCATGATGGCGCCTTGTTGCTTGTGCACAGCATTGCGTAATAGCGGTCTTGGCAGCATCTTGTCAGTACCGTCCTCAAGATAGGCGGCATAATCCACGCCACTATCACGACCGCCAGCGCCAAATACAAGAATCATTCCAGACGGCTCAAACCCTATCGACTTACGAAGCGCGCCTGTTACGTTAGCCGGTGTCTCGCTGTATGCAGACGCGATATGTGTACGCATCTGTGAGCCGCGTCTAATGCGGTACAGCCTGCCATGCTTCGGCTTTTCCATCATCTGTTCACGTGCCGTGGTCTTAAGCAGTGACCCGACTTTAAAAAACCCCTGCCGGATGCCACGGGCTATCTTGCGGTCAAGATCGCGGATATGCTTCCTAATTGCATCGTTGGATGCGCCCTCAGTAATCTCAAATGTCATTGTTGTAGTTACTCGTTACGCCGCGATGCGAACAACGCAAACGCATAAACTCGTTGCGGCCATCAAGGTTGTCGACTTTCCAAATGTCAAACCGGATCCCGCCGTCCTCAATCCATACCTCGGCAGTGACGTCGCATGTATACCTGATATAAAAATCATCGGTTATAACGCGCTCAATATTGGTCCGGTCAAATACGGTTACGCCGTCAATAGACTTGCGCATGGCCCATACCTGGCAATTGATATCAGTGCCGAATGTCTCGGTAAAGTAAGGGGCGTCGTCGTCAGTGGCTGGCGTTATATCACGGCTTTTTAGCGTGATAAGCCGGTCCATATCGCCTATGCACACGTCGCGCTTTTGGCCTCGTATCGGCTTGCAGACTGGCATTAACAGGCGCTCGCGAAGTCAATAATCCTGTACATGCCATAAACCATGCGAGCCTCTGGCGGCGCTTTGTCACATCCGCATCCCGATTCCATAGAGCAATCTCCCCGGTTCACATAGACAGCGGCCATGTGCGCAAACAGAGCCTGCCACAGGTCCGGACATGCGGCTTTAAACGTTGCGGCATTCGCATAACCGGCTGTAAAGATAATCTCGACGGCTTGCAGGCGCTGTGTATTAATGTCAGAAGGCCACGAGTTATCTGGCGACGGATACAGCATAGAATAAGTGCTGCCATCCGTAACTGTTGTGTAATACGCGGCGCTTGATATGGTAGTCAGTACGTTTGAAGTGTTGTAATACTTAACGCTTGTAATGGCGTTCAGAGGCGTGCGCCTTAGCTCAAGCTGATTCTGGTTTCCGTATCCAAACATTCGAGGATATACGCCGGCAGCATCTGCCTCGCCAAAATAGTCGCGGTATGTGCGGTATGTCTTGCTTATGAAGTCGCGCTTTGTATACAGCTCGGCATTACGTGTAACAGCAACAATTATCGCCGTCAACAACGTATCTTCAGAACTACCAGAGATTTTTAACCACGCTTTTAGCTCTGTCAAAGTGACAGGATTCTCGGCAGCGGCTACAGTAATCTGATAGGTAGGCGCGCCGGATGATGCTCCGTAATACATAACGCGCCCACCCTGTTTAGATTAGGATAATTCAAACTCTGCTGTGAATGTGCCACGGCTTGTAGTAGATGACGCGCCGTCGCT